TCGTGCCAACACAGCTGTGACATTTCCATACCGTTCAGGGTTCACGGCACAGATTTCTGCACATTCTTCGATTACAGCGAGATCGTCATTATCGGTCCACGTAGTAAAGGCCTTGCCATCTTTTCTGTTCTCTCCATGGTTCCCCGGGATCCCTGCAATTACAACCCGATCAGCTAACCCTACTGATACATCAATCGCACGCATCCACAAACGACGAGCGACTCTTTTTTGTTCTCGACGATCCAAGTCAACTTGGAATTCCATCATCGGATAAAACCCACTGCAATTCTCAACCGTGTCGCCCATCCCAAGAAGATAAATAGCTTCAGGAGCACGACCCTTACGTTTCATGTCTTTTACTTTGCTTGATATCGCATCTATCCCTTGACAGATACGTTCAACCGTGCCTGCCGATCCGCCACCTTCACCTTTACCTATTTGCCAATCAGAAAGAGCAACAACCAACGAGACCTCTGAGTCAGTTGGTCCAACTACCTTTTTTTTTGATTTTCTAGAGGCAGCACTACAAAGAACATCTACATCTGCCCGGTCAACACCAATCTCTCGTGTCTGGATAGTCGCCCGGTAGTACCGCAACCGACGAACTTCTCCACCACCAATATTCGCATCCCAACCACGAACCTGCACCGACCCCGGCACAATCTCTGTTGTCTTTGGGTCAAGATTCCAATCAGCGATTAGCTCAGACCAGACACCCGCATCGGGTTCACCGTCTACCGGTCCTGTAGTGAGGGTTCCTTCTTTGCCATTCCATGCGATACCCGGTTCCCAACCAGAAGGCGCAGACACAGACTTACGAGATGCCACCTTTACCGCATCGTCAAGAGCATTTGGGTCTTGACCCGGGATACTGACAATTCCATCAAATTCTGTCATTTCCGTACCCGATCGTTACAAGGACATATCTGTCGCCTGTGCCTGCTCATAGCAGAATTGTTGAATTCTACGCCAGTTGTTTCTAGGAACGCTTCCATCAAAGTCTTGTGCTGATGATCCGACTCCAAATACAAAACAACTTTGGACCGAAAAATCGGGTCTTCTAAACTATTGACAAAACGACCAACTTGACAGAACAGCTCTTTCGGAGCGACCAAACGTGCAACAGTCAGATCTAACGCTTCAGGGTCAAACGACACTTTTCAAACTCCTGTTTAGCTTTTCACATCAGATCAATGGTTCTAACGTGTAGATCTTTATTGCTGGTCTTTTACCGGACCGCACCAACCTGCGTTACGGAAACAATTACTGAAGGGGCAGCAGGACGAAGCGGAGAAGTAGTAGCGGCATGAGCAGTCAACGACAGTCCTGTTGTCGTTCCTGCCCACATCAACTCGACATATTGATTGGGAGCAGTCACAGTCCCAACGAACGTAATCGGCACGTTCTGATACGAAGGGATACCTGCTGATTTCCGAGCAGGCAAAGAAGCGTTGGTGGCAGAATCTGAGTACGGCACACCATTGAAATTGATCCACATCACGGCTTCCTGAATTCCCACATCAAGGTTTGCAATTTGCGAACTGAATGTCAGCAAGTAATCACCCGGATGAGCGAAAACAACCTTGGTTTTTGTGCCAAGACCATTTTCAACAGTTATCCCGTAAGCACCGTAACTTGAATTCAATGTAATCGGTTGAGCAGTATTTATCGCTGCGATTGGTTGTGTCCTGTTGTCAAAAAACCCACCAAAATAACCAAACGAAAAAGCTTCTTCGAGAACGTCACACGCTGACTGTGCATTTCCATTACGTGTTGACCGAAACCAACTTGGAGCATTGAACGCCATAACCCACCAACTTTCTTAATACAATTCTCATCAAATCCGATTGGAATGACGTAAGGTCGGTTTTCCTGTCTTGCTCAGACAAGGATTTTCCCCTTCAACACCACATTTTGAACACTTAGGGGAGTCAGAAACACCTAAATCGTCTGTAATGGTGCTTATTTCTTCTGTAACGCTATTTACAACTGTTTTGATGGGATTGGGTTCAGTCACAACTGAATTTCCCTTAGATCGCAATAGGTGACGAGGTATTTCAACCAAATACCCACGATCAACCAATTGCCACCCATTACGCCAACCAGTCACATCAACAGTCTCACCCGGGACCATACGCCTACCATCAAAATCAAACGGACGACGAACGATGTAATTACCTACAACCAAAACACCCATAACACGGATCCCTCCTAGAAATAGAAAGAGCGTCGACCTAGTTGGTTTTCACCTAACTAGACCGACGCTCTATCTTACGTCACAAGACGATTACTTAGAGTCAAGCAACACACGTGGCAAAGAAACAACCAAGATCAGCTGCGGTGACCTTGTTAGCAAACGCAAGTTCGCCTTCAATACGGTCAGCCTTGAGCATTTCCATACGGATACGACTCACGCCGATTGAAGCACCAAGGCCACCAGACACGCCACGCCATGCAAACGTGTAACCCGCACTCGGGGTCATGAGACCCGGGTTCGGAGCCGAATAGGTCAGGAGCGCCGACTTGCCGGTGTTGAAAGCGTAAGCCGGGGTCGCACCTTCATTATTCGTTGCACGAACAGACGAGGCAACAAGAACACGCTCGACATCAAACAGACGAGCCATGATCTCAGTCGTGATGACATTGCTGCTCGTGTACTTGATGCGGTCAACCAGATCCGGATGATTACGAAGTTTGCGATAAGCCTGATAACCAAGAACAAGCGTATTCGGGAGGAAACCAGTTGACCCAAGGATCGTCTCCTTGCCAAGTTCAATGTCTTCAATCGGATCGCTGTTTGCGTAATCCGACCATTGCTTGAACTCGTTCGTGGACGGAGTACCAGAAACGCCGGTGAGGTCAGTACCCCAAACACCGGTCTTTACGAAATCGGTAACAAACTGGACTTCCTGACGAAGCAGGAGACGACTCGTAACAAATTCCGTTGCTTCACGATCTGGGACAAGCGGCGTATCAGAGTTGTTCCGGACTTGATCTCCAACATCCTTATGGAACGCCCACACATCGGCGCTGTAGGACGATGTGGTCAGGTTGTAACCGGAACCAGCCGACTCAGTTGCGTCAGCTCGACGCTGCGCTTCGTCACGGAACCAGTCATTCTTGGTGTAGACAAAGAACTTGTCGGACTTTTTGTCAACGGGGACAACCGGGAACACCTTGTTCGCAATGAAGTTGTCTTGCGACTGCATCCACGCGATTGAAATGTTCGTAAGCGGTCCATCAATGTGGACCTGTCCAAGAGTGGGCTGAGGCATTTTATGTTCCTATCAGTTGGCGCGAGTCGGAGACGCGCAGTTGACGATTGCGGACATGATGTCGCCGGAAGCCGCTGAAACCAACGGGATACCAACAACGTACTTGGTCGTGTCGGTCACGGCGAGCGGAGTCGCAAGACCAGCAGCAGTCGTACCAAGAGCGAAATGCGTGCCATTCGTAATGGTCGCACCAGCCTTCAGCTTCGTACCACCAACAACACAGATCGCAGCTTCCTGACCAGCAAGCGGGGTGTTCTGAAGAACGCCGATCGGAACGTCGGTAGCCGCTGCGACAGCAACAACCGCTCCAGCGGAATCCTGCTTCACAAACGTGTACTGGAGAGCCGAAAGGTCAGCACCAGCAACTCGTGTGATCTTGACTGCGTAACCACTAATTTCATATGCCATGTTCAGGCACCCTTCTCGGTGAGATGACGGAGATACAGGTCGGGGTTCTGCTCGGCAACCTTGACGAATGCCTGTTCAAACGTCGCGGAAACGCCACTTTCAACAGCGGAACTTGCGAGCGAGGAAAGAGCCTCATACGCATCGCCGCCAACCGGGTTCACAGACTTCCCGATCTCAGCGAAAATGCCAGCGGATTCTGACTGAGCGTTTGCACTCTCAAGAACAGTCTCGACAGCCTTGGCAAGATCCAGATCAACTTCAGCGAGACGACGGAGCATCGGACCCACCGAAGCGGAGTCAAGCGTCAACGAAGTCCACGTAGCAGCCTTAGCGACAGCAATCTCATCTGCACGCATTGAACGCTCCTTACGGAGATCGCTTTCCATAGCAGCAGCCTTAGCCATAGCTTCAACAGCAACCGTCTTCTGATCGTCAAGCATCTTGCGAACAGCTTCCGGGACCGACTTCATCAGTTCTTCTTCAACATCTTCGACAACCGCAACAGTTTCAGTCTGCAAGGACAGCAGACTTTCAAGTTCAGCGATTCGCTCATTAGCCTTGACGAGATCATCGCTATTTGCGATGACGTTCTCTGTGATCTCTTCGGTCATTTGACCCTCCATGTTGTCTTGACCCGCAACTGCGGCCTTGATTCGGTCAAGCAGACCGTTTGCTTCATCAATATCGGTTGCCTTCATAATCATCCAACCTTCACGTAGGTGAGCGGGATGATCCACTCCACTAGTTTCTGCGATGCTCATGCCGACGAGTTTTGCCATGCCGTAACAGTACCAACTAACACACGTTCGTCAACGGATCAACACAAACCACTCAAAATTAGATTTCAAGCCGCCACGCACGCCAAGCGCCACCTGCCACATTCTGGGTTCGGTAACACACCTGCGAGGTTTCGCTATTCCACGCACAGACATCAAACCGGCCATCGGCATTCCGACTAGCAACAAGTGAATCAACTGCAAAGGGCTGCCCATCATACAAACCAGCCCAATCACCAAACCCACCGTTAGGAACACCTTGCCAACGATGAGTAACACATCCAAAAGCAATTCCGAACTGCACAATCCGATCGTCTTTTGTCAAGGCAAAGTCAAACATTTTCTTCCTTTTTTGGAACGTTACTGGGCTTGGTTCCGTGTATTCGGGCCGAGCTATTTCTGCGATACCACCACTAAAACCACTTGTGTTCCACCTATGAAGAACTCGACAAACTTTATTCGTCCAGTTTCCATTGATCGCAATAATGCCTTCGTCAGTAACACTTTCAACTAACGCCACATGGTCGTATGAATTTGGGCCATTGTTGTCATAGTCAAAAGCAACGAGATCACCGGGCTGTGCTTCATGAGGCGCATAGGTACGTCCAGCTTTACGGTAAACATCAAACCCACCACTTACCCAAGCGAAATGAGTGGGGATACCTGCTGCACTCAGACAAAAACTTTGGAATATTGCACACCACGCTGTACCTACTGGTGCTGGATACCAACGACAGAATTCTTCTGGTCCTTGACCAATTTTGGATCTAGCAATATCCAGTACTTCGTTAACTGTCGCCATCAATAACCTCACCGACAAGTTTGCCGCTGTCATTTGGATCTGGGATGCTCAGAAGTTCTGCATCTGTCTCATCTTGCTCAACAACTTGATTTTTTTCTTGATCGCCCATGAACCGATCGTATCAATCTGACCAAAATTTACAGATTATCAAATACGAGTTCTGTCTTTACATAGAACGAATCCCCCGAAGGGGACCGAAGGATTCGTTCTATTGCCCTACCGGACCACAACCGATAGGGCAGATGGGTTATCTACACAGGAGTCACTTAGGAACCAATTGGGCGAACAATTGGGTTAAAGGACATCGACTGTGTAGACAACCCACGCTTTGGACAGATACCAGTTTTAGTAACTTTCCCTACGGGATTCTACGATCCCTTCAAAATCTGCTTCATAGGAAGTCTCATATTCGCAGTCTTCCTCTTCACATGAAAGTTCGCTTGTGTATTTGTCTGCTCTACCCACAAGTCCAGCTCCACATTCAGGACAGTCTCCCCATTCTTCGGTATGACTGTCAAGCATTTTGTCTGAATATGAGTCATACGCTTGGGCTATGGCACTAGGAGAACTCATAGAAGTCAATTTTGCCGACATTTAGATTTCAACTCCAGTCTGAACTGATTTGTTCATCTCCTGCTTGAATGTGACGTTTTCATCAAGGTACAGATCTCGTTCAATCATTTCCCACGGACGATTCGGGTTTTGGAATTCGGCAAGTTCTGGCAAGAAGATGTAACCCCATTCTCCACAACCTGCGAACAGTTCTGCATAACCAAATGCTTCGCCTGTTTCTTGGTCAAGCTCCACGATCAACCAGTAAGCAGATCCACCACCAAAATACCGGAGACGGACAATCTTGTCGTCTGCTGGGATGCTGTCGGTTTCGTACAGTTTCGGGATCTTCTTCAATACCGCCTGCGGGGGACAGAATCGGTGACCTCTAGCTTTATCCACCCCAGCTATCTTGTCTGTCATCAAAACGTTCATTGTGCTCACTTTCGTGGTGGTCATTTTTTACTTCTGTGGTTTTGTACTTGGGTACACACTCATTCTTGCATACTGGGGTTATGCCGTCAAGAGCATTCGCTCGCATAATCTCTTCGTTGATTTCTTGCCAGTAGCTGTCGACTAACACTTTCAACCAGTCATCAGCTGGAACAACCTTTGCGTATTTTTTTCTAAGGTAGCTCTTGGTCATTTTTGGTCACTTTTTTATGTGGCGGTAAACATCTGATACCACGATTGCACACAAGGGTTATGATCGTCAATCGTTTGTTTTTACTATCCACGACAACGACAAATAACCCCTTGAAATGGGGAAACGTTCTTGCGGTACCAAGGATGAATACGGGTAGTGCAACAAAGACAAATTCGCTTAGAACCCAAATGACGGGGCAATGAGGACAAATGGTCTAACAGAGGTTTAAACCGTGATTGATGCTTTCAATTGCCAAGCAAACCTCTGATGTACGTCAATCCGCTCTGCAATAAAGTTGGCGATGCCTTGCTCATTTGCAGCTACACAGATTTCAAATGCCATATTCAGGGTTGTTAGATACTGACTGTTGCTTGCATAGAGAGCAACAACCATGTCAGCTGGCATCATTGACCTAACGAGCTGGTCTGAGATTGAACGAAGTGCAACCAATTCGGGCAAACGAAACGGAGCGATCCCATTCATCTTCAGAATGTTTTCAGCAATCGGATCTATCGACTCGTACGTGTCTTCATAAATTTCCTTGAACAAGGCGTGATATTGAGCGAAGTCGCTGCCTTTCACATTCCAATGAAAACCATGCGCTTGGAAATAGAAGGTCACAGCGTCAGCAAAAGTACGACGAAGCACAGCAACAACCATCAACCCCGGCGTCGGATTCTCAACAACTGGATCAGCTTTACTAATCTGAGAACGAAAAACGGTTGTCTGCTTTTCTCCACCACTTGAAATATGAACGCTCATACTTGTCCTTCCGGGGGAAGGTCAACAGTTACCCGCTGCCCTGAACCACCCATGCTGTAACCACGGATCTTGCCTTCTTTTACAAGTTCCCAAGCCCAATCTTCCCATACAACGCCCATGAAAACTGTTCCTGCTGGAAACTCTTGTTCAATCATGAGTCCGGTGCTGGCGTCAGTCATGGGAACGATCACCGGGTAGGGCCACGTAAGCGCTTCCACCCATTCTCCAGCTACAACTTCGACGTTGTGCTGAAGACGGATCTGGCGGTCACCGTTCCGCACATAATCCCAAAGAGCCGACTGCAACTCTTCCGAGTCGGTCCATTCGCCATGAGCATCATAGGAATCCGGGACATACCACGGACCCAACGTGAACTGCCGGTCATCTGATTTTGAGAACAAACCAGCAACAGTCGGAGCAACTTGAACAGGGTTTTTCTTTTTACGACCAGAACCCATCGGAACATCTACATGGACATCGCTGACATTCGGGGAATCTTTCGCCATGCTGCTATTGATTCCATTGACCCAACTCCGAGCGGCATCTCCACCCCAAGCCGCCCAAGCCACACGTCCCGGGCTTGGATAACCTTTTTCGCCGGGGGACCATCCCGGGGATTGACGGTCGGTGCGATGCCGGGTCAGGAAAGCGTCAATCCGCTGGATGATGTCGTAAGACACCGCTTTCCCAGCGGCTAGATCGGAGGCACGACGCCTTCCTGTAGGCGTAAACCCTTGACCTTGAAACCCTTGTTCAATCCAATTCACAGCACGCTTCGCTTCTTCTTGCACGCCTTTCGGGGGAGTAAACATTTCTGCTTTCAACACATCCGGAAGCGTTTCTCCTGCATGAACCTTTTTCCACGCTGCCCGGACTCTGGTCTTCACACCAGCCAGATCACCCGCTGGGATCTGGACTTTGTTGCCACGAAACCCAGTTGTCATAGCCGCAAGAGCCATACCCACCTGACCTGCGGTTTCTTTCAGATCCGGGGATTCCCAAAGACGCAATTTCCATGTGGACGGACGTTCCGGATCCGGGACATAAGCAAAAGCTTCAGACGGATACTGTTTTCCATTTTCGGTTTTGGTCGCAACGGCCTTAAAATATTCAATCTCAGCCAACCGTGCTTCGGCTTCTTGCTTTGTGCTGTATGTGCCAAGCAATTTGGATCCATCGGCAGACCGCACTTCATATTTGCCGTTAGACCGCACAATCATTTTCATGACGTTTTCAAAACGATTTTCTTCAGGGATAACCCACAATTTGCAGATTCCAACAGCATTGATCTCGCCCTCGACCCAATGACAACCACTCATTTCAGGACAATAAGCAACGCAGTTTTGACAAGCGATACCTTCATCAACCCATTCGGATTGATCAAAATAGTGGGCAGATGCCTGACTCCAACATCCAATTGCATCAGCAATCATGTCATTCGTTTCAGCCATAACAGCAGATCGCAATGTCAGTTCACCGAGCGGGACCATCGGAACGTATTCTTCTTTACCTTCGTCCGACATCCCATAACCCATGTCTTCTTGGGACATTCCATAACCCATGCCTTTAGCAACGCCTGAACAGATGATCGCACCATCAACTGGTTCACTAGAACCACAGACTCGACAACGAATAATGCCGTCACGAGTAGACCAAATCGCTCGTTCAAAGTTGTGGGGAGTTCGTGCAGCAATTTTTCGTCGGTTTTGCGAGATCAGTTTGTTCTCTACCTCAAAAGACATCGCTTTCCCAAACACGTTTCTAAGACGATCAAGCAAACCAGCAAGACCTGACCGCTCATGGTCATCTTCTTCGTCTTCGTCTTCTTCTTCTTCTTCTACCGGGATAATGACGATCTGATATCCCCCATTCATAGCGATCTCAGCAAGATCAACGCTTTCTTGACCAGCTGAACGCATCGCTTCAATCCGTTCAATGGAATCGCTATCAAGAATCTGGGCGTTCAATAGCGCGTCAATAGGGACGCCAACCATCGTTTCAATAATTTCAAAGTCACTCATCTCTACCTCCGGGGGCATTCTAGATCATCAACAAAAATCATTCACTAAACGCTAATTCTTCAGGCGTCAGATAATCAGCAACGTCAATTGGTTCGGGCAACAAGACTGCTGTGCATCGACAAGACGGATGGGCGGGGGGCATCAGTTCACCTGTGGAAAACAAATCGTCTACAGGCACAGTTTCGTCATCAGCTGGACCACAGATATCACAAGCACCACCTACTGCTTGCCATCTTTTTGACGACTTTGATAGATCTATCAAACGACGATCTCCCGCTTGCTGCCAAGAGATAAACCGTCCTGTATTTGAAGCTCGCATGATTTCAGTACGAGCGATGTTCTTTGCTCTAGCTGCGATCAACCGATCTCTGTATTCATTTGCCAGTTTCATAGCTTTTGATTCGGCTTGACTAAACGACAAACCTTGTTTCTGGAAATCTCTTAGATTCTTTCCATATGAGTTCTCTACAGCGTTAGCCCATCTTGAGAACAAACCAACTTGTCGTTCCAATACAGCAGACAGTTCTCTTCGTGTCAGACCTTCAGTAATCGCTCTTGTAACAGATTGCCTAATCTCTGCTCTTACTGTCTCTGAGATCTCTACGACAAGCTGTCCTCCACGAGTGCTAGACCAAGCGACTGCTCTTGGATCTGTCATTTCAAACGAATATTTGAATCCTGCTTCGCTCAGTTTCTTTGCTTCAGATTTACCTGTTTGAATGATCTGGGCAGTTAGACCATCTTGGGCGACTGATAACGCTTGACCAAAAACTCCCCAGTCAAAGGCGGCAACAACACGTTCAATACTTCCAGACTGTGCTGCTATCTGTGCTGCGTCTATCGCTTGCGGAGAGGTCAACCCACGAGTTGCATTTTTGACAGCATCGGAAACTGTGCGTTCTGGAGGCGTAAGACCATTTGATCCAAGAGTGCGATCACCCGGGTTAGCAACTTTTTTGAATCGTGATCGCCAAACCACGGTCATGTCAGGATCCTTGCGGGGGAGCCACCGGCTGGGGGATACCTGCATCCATGCCTGTGTGATCATGTTCAGCTGGAGGCAAACCAGCAAGATCTCGCAACCATTGTTCAAGATTCTGATCTGGGATCAAAACTCCTGCTTGGCTGAGCTTCTGGACAAAATCACCAAGGCTTGACAGATCCACAGCGCCAATATCTCCATAAGTAAGAGTTGGGCATCGACTGGTATTCATGCCATTGAGTTTCAACAGACGGGGAATAGCGTGATCATTGAAAACGTCAGCAATGCTTTGCGCCCATGCGTCAATAGCCGTAGTGAACAAATCCACTTTGCTGGTGCCTAGTGAGAACGATCCTACGTTTTCGTGACCAAGCAAAATAAAATCTGCAAGAGTCGTCATGGCGATGCGCTGGTCGTATCTAGCAATTACTTTGTCTGTATCAAACTGACGCTGCCCACCGCTACTAAGCAGTTCCAACTTGAACATTTCGTGACCATCGTTATCGTAGGCAAGGGGGAAGACCACTCCCTCTTGTTCGTTACGTTTGATTCCTTGCACGATGTCTGTGATAGCGCTTAGAGCGGCTTTCTGCGCGTCTGAGGCTGTAGCTGACAACAAGGCCGGGGGTACATAGGCGATAGGAAGCCCAGCAAGATCTCGTTCAATTCCAACTGCTTCAAATTCTTCAATCCGACGCTTGTAATACCACGGGCGAAACGAGTTTCTTAGAATGCTTCGACCTTCAGGATTTGCTTTCGCAACTGTGGTCCTGAACAACAACGCTTTTTCCATAGGGATAGTTGCGTGTCTGCCTGTTGACGGATCCCATTGGACCATCGCTTCGACTTGACCATCATCATTGAAATCCCATTGCCAACGGGTTTCTTGCGCTCGGTAGGCGATCTTCCTCCAACCAATACGTCCATCTGAATAACGAGACCGCTTTGAGGCTTCACCTTGGTCTGGGCCTAGACGCCGCTTGTACACAAGCTCGTGGAAAGACCATCCATAAGGCAACATTGTCAGGATGCCCTGCAAAAGAGCAGACCATGATTCGTTCATGTCATGCCTACACGAGTCAACGAACTCTGCGGTCATATGGTCTTCGTCTGTTGAAAGACCGTCACCGTCTTTGAACGGGTCTGTTCGCCAGTCAACTTTCAACAACAGTTTTTCAATAGCAAACAACAACGCACCAACAATCGGGTCATTATCTGACATCTCTCGCCATGCGTTGGTGGCATTGACACCACGTAGGGCGCTGAGTTGATCGTCAATAACAAACCCGCCGACACGGCGTAGCCCGGTGGTCCCGAGTTCTTGATAGTCATCTGCCATGATCAGTATCCTAGCCTGTCTGGAATGTTCTTTAGATTAGTGTCGCCCACGCTTCAGCCTCAGTAATCAAGTCTTCGGGGGTGAGTCCGACAGCGTTCGCAGCGTCAACAATAGGCCACAAACCAAGAACCACGTTCAAGGTTGCGATAACACCTGTCGGGTCAAGCGGTGGCGATGGCGGGTCGGGTGTCTCCCACTCGTGGGTGACGCCTTGGGGATCGGTGAAGTGATGGATCATGACGCCGCCTTCCAACGGAGGTGGACGGAATTGAGCGCACCACCTAAGCCCTTAGTGCTGGTAGCCCAACTTGAGGGACTCGCAGTAAACGAAGCCGACGATCTGCCAACATTTAAAGCAACTAAAAGTGGAGTCGAACCC